CGTGCTTCAGGTCGTAGTCCTGGGGCGCGATATTGAAAGTATCGTCACCAGACTGGGCTATAAAAACACCCTTGCCGTGTATGTTCATGATGGGGTATCCAGCTAGACGGTAGGCCGTCATCTGGAGTAGGGAGACACGCGCAGAATTACCAAGACTGGTTGTATAGGGGTGCCCGCTTCCCACACCATCCTTTAGCTTACCGCTGGCCTTGACTACTCTCAAGGGCTTATTCTTTATCCTGGGGTCATAAGGTTTGTAAATGAACCTCATGGAGTAGTTTGTCGCCTCTTCCTTCATGCTCTGAAGAGCTTCGGGTCTCAGGTTAGAACCATTAACCTGGAGCATGGGGCCCATTTCCTTAAAGAAGGCCGTAGTGAGCATGCCATCAACCGCCTCGAGGAACCCCAATCGCTGGTGAGCGTCGTGCCTGGCACCGTCCCAGATAACTAGCTTGGGGTTAGGTGTCCTCGCCCAAGCCCTGGTGAGGTTCCTTCTTAACTTAGAGGGGGTCAATGCCTGGACGATGACAGAGGGTTGTGTTGGCGAAGAGAGTAAATCTTTAGTCCAGTTCATTTCGTTATGGGCGCCCCATCCGCCCGTGGCTTTTGTAGTACCGCTGGGGTCAAAGACCAACCGGTCTTGAGTGAGGTCTCGGGAGTCATGAGATCGTCTGCCTTCAACTGCTTCTCATAGGGCTTGGCTATGAGGCACTTCATTAGAGCATGTCTTCCATCCAGTAGCCACTTGAAGAGGGAGTCCATGTAATTTTGTTGTTTTGGGCCTTCGACATGGTCCATTATATAGTCCACCGCATCGATAGGGGTTCTATAGGGTACCCTATGGGGGGAGTCAAGCAAGATCTGAAGGGTCAATTGGATCTCCCTGAGATTCTTCTCAAAGGTGCTATCTGGGAGTGAATAGGGCACATTCTGTCTGGTGAGTACCGCGTGGAGAAGGCCTAAAGGTCCGTGGTCCGGTGCTCTGCCCGGGCACCAGGGATTAGTTAAGTGGTGCAAGGTCCTATTATCCAACGCGGAGTACAACTCGGCGTTATTATAGGACATGGGCTTGATGGTGAGCGACTGGAGCGAGGTATGCTTGTCCATCACGAGGGGGAGGGCCTTGGCGGCTGCTCTCACCTTGGGGGCTGAGATCTTCGGTAAAATGCCGTCTCTCATCCTAGCGGCGGTGTATAGCTCTATAGGTGCTTCAGAGGCCTTCTCTTTTCCAAGCCTGACGACAGAAGCTATCTTGGCATAGTACCGTAGCCTGTCTCTCTTCCTCCTTTCCTCCTGGTCCGGCCCGGCTACAAAGTCTAAGCCCCAGTCTTCGAAGCGTTGATAGGACTTCTCAGAGTCAGAGTCCTTGTAACTGGTGGCCTCACTGGCCTCCTGGTTCCAGTTGGGATAGAGGACCAGGGGATTTAGGCCTGGCGGGACGCCGTAATTAAGATTGCGGTCAATGGGTCTAGTGTCGAATGGCACTTTCTCTTCCTCTTCGGACGATTCTGAGGCCTGAGGTGTTGCCTCTTCGGAGGAGTCACTTGACGTGTCCTCGCCAGTGGGGGGCTCCAGTTCCCAACATAAATCGTCGCAGGGATCAAACTCTGAGACGCACCCATCTGAGGCTCTGCCACTGACGCTGGGAGCTCCCTCTATGTCCTTGGTGGGGTCTCCCAAGAGGTAGTGAGTGGTTATGTAGATAGGGAAGGGTGTCAGGAGCCTCTGATAGACCTCATTCTGGGGGGCAGCTTTCTTAGGAGTGGGGGTCGGCTCATGAGCAACGACCATTGGTTCTTTGAACTGGGTCCAATAGGCATTCCAGCCTATTCCGACCCCTCGGAACCATGAGGTGAGGTAATCTCTTCCGAATCTCCACTGCATTTGGAGGCGAGCATCTTCGACCAACCTCTTGTTGGTGAGGCTCTTAGTGAACATAGCCTTTTGCATCTGGTAAGGGTTGAGAGATCCCATGGCTATGGTCTCTTGGGGTATGGGTGCTAGGGTCTCAGCTACAGCCGCGTTGACCAGGAGCCTGTGAGTAAGGCCGTCCGCGTCAATGGTGACCCTGGATGCGTGTCTCGTGGCGGCTATGTAGTTAGCTATATCTGGTGGGGGTTTTGGGTTCCCCTGACCTTCATGACTGCTATGGTAGCCTTCTTAGGTAGGTGTGTGGTAGCCGCGAAGAGTGAATTGGCCGCCGTGGAGAGCCAGGTCTTCATTCTCGCATAATCATCTTTGTAGCAATCGAAGGAAAACTGTGGCCCTAGATGCCTGGCGCAAATATTATAGCGATGAAAATGGAAATTCATAGCAGGGAGCCTGGCAGGGTCAGGCCCTTTATCC